CTTTTTGAATGTAAGATTGATTAGATAATATATCTTCTTCTTTAGCAGTCATATATTTGACTTCTACTGTACCTGATGATAGTGGGTTGTCTTTAGAATAAATCAGCCCTTTTGAAGGTAAATCGATTTCTTCTGTTGGAAATTTAAAATCACTCATATAATCTTTATTTAGTTCGTAACGTGTTTCTAGTTATACATATCAATATAAAAAAAAGCTTGACCGAAGCCAAGCTATTTTTCAAAATATGCGTAAAATTTCTTAGAAATTTAATATACAGTAATCTGGTTGTACTTCTAAGCTAATTTCTTGAGCGGCATTTTCAGTGTCCCAATTGAAATCTCCGAAATCTGCTGAAGTAATGATTGCACCTTTTATAATCCATTCAGATACGATATCACCTACAGGTCCTAGTACATTTAATGTTAGATCTTTTTTATAGAAATCACTATATCCATCTCTACCTGTTACTGATTCGTGATGTAATCTAACCCACTCCATTACTGCTTGAGCACCTGATGGTGTAATTGGATCAAATAACGTCATTGAAATTGGGTTCCAAGTAGATTTACCTTTTACAAATCTTTGAACGTTGATATGATTTAAAGCTACTGTGCCTTGTGAGATTGTTACAGCTCCCATACCTTTAATCTGGTAAGATGGGATTCCATCTACATAAAGAATAAATCTATTCTTTTGTTTTGGCTCAAAAGCTGTGAAAAATATTTCGTTTGGGTCTAATACTGCCATTTTATTATTTTATTTATTTTATTATAAATATTCTGTTTTTTAATTCTTATGATGGAAATGTTGCTCCAGTTGGTAAAACATTGAAATCTAGAATTATGAATTCAGCTGTTTTAGTTGGCTGTAAGTAAATTTGTCCTACTAGCTCGTTTCTATCGATTACATCTGGTGTGTTATTTGTAGCATCCATTACAACTTTAAACGCGTATAAACCTTGTCTTTGTTGTACACTTTCTAAGTATGGGTTAACTTGTGCTAAGAAATTATTTCTTGTGCTTATTGTATTTTGTTCAAATACTAAGTTATCTGATACTTGTACAATGTATGATTTTAATGCTATTAATAATCTACGTACATTTACTCTATCTAAAGCACTTGCTCTTTTCTGTAATGTTTTCTGTCCAAATACTACAACTCCACTTCCTGGGAATGTTGCGATTGGGTTAACATTTGCTTCATATAGGTTATCTCTGTTACCTGATGTTAATTTTCTTTCTGCTTTAACTACGTTACCTAGCGCACCTCTAATTAGGCCTGCTGGTGCGAACCATGGGTCTGAAGAAGCATCTGTAAATGCGTATACTCCCGGTATAAACACAGAAGCTGGCGACCAAACATACTGAGCGTTTGCGTCAATTGATTGTAGCCAAGGCCAATATGTTGCTGCATATGAACTATCAAATGCTGATGCTTGAGTTACTACAGTATTTACTGTACTGTTATAAGGTACTAAATCAACTACTGCAATACAGTCAGTTCTTGATTGAGCTAATGCTACCATTTGAGATACTACTGGTGAGTGATCTGATAATGAGTTAATTAATCCTGGAGCTGTAATTACATTAAAGTTGTAAGCATCGGTATTTGACAATAAGTTTAATGATTGTGTATACTCTGCTGCAATTAATCCTTGAATGTTTGTATTCGTGATATTTTCGTTAAATTTCACAGGCCCCATTGCTATATTATCACCACTACCACCTTGGAATGAACCTGATCCTATAGCTGGGATACTTGAGAAGTATGCTGATTTAGCTGCTCCATTATTATCAAAATAGTTTGGTGTAGGTGAATTTACTGAACTTACAAAAACATAAGCACTGTTATTTGGATATTCACCATTTGATTTTACATAATAATCAACACCGTCTTGTTCTACTGTATAGTAAGTATTACCAATAACTTTTTCTACATAATTTGCAGCCAATGGATCCATTGATAAGTTATTGTATTGTTCTAATACTGCTTTTTGAGTAGATGTGTCATTACCACGTCTAATAGATAATGAAAATTGTCCAGATCCTGTATTAGCACCTGTAATTTCCCATCTTACATTATTTTTAGTTCCATTTGTTAAAGTACCGTTTGCACTATCAACTCCTGCTTGATAATTATTCATTACAGCACCTTCTGATATTGTAGATAATTTAAATGCTACTTCACTTACTAAATCTGAAGCTTTAAGAGTAATTACAAATGTTCCTTGTCCTCCTCCTTGACTTCCTTGAACTGTTAATGGATTACCAGCAGCATAACCTGCTCCTGCTGTAAAATTAACTGAAGTAACAACTCCATCTGCTGTTACAGTATATGTACCTGCTGCTCCTGATCCTGCTCCACCAGAAACCGTACCTAAAGCATGTGTTCCTGCAACTTGAGATGCAAGAGTATTTGCTGAAATAGAAGCAGACATATTAATGTCAGTTCTCAGTGTTCCTGCTGATGTAGTATCTGTATTACTAATTGAAGATGAAGCTTCTGACCATCCTGCTGATCCACTAACTACTCTTACGACTAGTAATGATTCACCACCTTGTTGGAAATAATTAGATGCTGCTGCTGAGTTTAGGTATGAGTATGAACGTGAGCCACTTTCAATTGACCCTCCGAATATAGCTTCGTATTGCGAGAATGAAGATACTGCCGTTGGAATTCCAACTGGACCTTGAACTGCTGGTCCAATTATTGCAGCACCAAATGAAATTGGTGGTGCTCCAATGAAGGATTGATCATTTTCTCTTGCTAATACACCTGGAGATATTAATGTTTCTGCCATTGTCTTATATTATATTTAATATTGTTTTATTATAAATATTAGAAAATATCTCAAAAATTTATTCTGCCGTGGTAAACTCACCCTTTTCTAGATCGATATTACCATCACCATACTTTTTCTGTAACTCTTGACCAAATTTAGTTTGGTCTTTTGTTAATTTTTGAAACTTCTCTAAAAGTTGTTCCTTTTGTCTTTCTAAGACATCAATTCTTAATTCAGTTGCTCCTGTCTGTACTACAATATCATTGTTTCTAGTTTGGAATTCTTCTAAAATTTGCAACTCGCTTTCTGATAACTTTTTACTCGCCATAATTTTTGGTTTTTAATTTATTATAAATATGTTATTATTTGTTAAGATTAACTTCTACTTCTATGATCTGTAGTAGGGTTTGAAGTTTGTATTCCTGCTCCTTCTACATCACTTACAGTTTCCATATTAATTGTAACTTTTGCTTTTGAATTATATTTTTTAGTTGATGCTAAATCTTTTTGTATAGTATCAGGGATTAAATATCCACGTAATCTAATATTAAAAGTTCCAGTAACCAACCTATCTTTATTAATTGTTAATTCTGTGGCTGTAGAAAAACTATCTATAAATGATCTAAACATAAATCTTTCAGGATTACCCCAATAAGCATCTGATGCATACTCACATGCTTCAATAATTTTGTTTAGTTGTTCCATATAATAAGTTTGTATTAAACAACTATATTCCATAGTAACATAATCTGGTTGTGCTACTACATGAAATGTATCTACTGGTATTCTATTATTTAGAGCAGCAAAGTTACCATAAAAGTTTTTGGCACTAAATTGTTTAGAAAATACCCCAGTTAAATTTGGTTGGTTTGCATCTAATTTATTTGCAACTGTTCTATCTTTTGTTATTGTATCTCTTTTTAATACAATAATAGGTAACATAATTGCACCTTTTTTATCTCTATAATATCCATCACGTTGAAATGATTTCCATCTTTCAGGAGCACCATATATTACAGGTACTTCTCTTCTAGCTCCATTTTGGTAAACAAAAGGTTTAATTTTATTTTCAAAATAATAAAATACTGCTTCATCAATATCTTTAACACCTACAGAAAATTGTTTAGTATCATCATCTCTAAAACTCATTTGATCCGATCTATTATGTTGGATACCAGTTTCTGAATAATTTGGGTTATTAGGGATAATATCATTATTAGGGTTAGTTTGTATCCCTTGTTCTTCTCTACCCCTAAAAGCCGTATGTTTATTTGTGCTTAAGGTTAATTGTGATTTTGGTATGGGTTTTCTTGGTTTTGCCATTAGAATCTTTCTTGATATGGTGAAATAGCTACTTTATCAGCAGGTATATAATAAGTTGAAACTAGAATTGATATGTTATTACCAAATTCTTCTAATCCAGGGTTAAGTGGATTAGGTTCTCCATCAGAATCATTATTAGGATATTCAGGATTTTTACCTCCCCAATATTGGTTTGCTACTGTACTTTGTACTCCATAGTATCCTTCTTGATATAATATAATATCACCTACTCTAGGTACTATATCTTTTTCTACTAAATCATCTCTTAAAAAATAAAATTCAATAGGTTGGTTAAATTGGATACCTTCTACATTTTCACCATATTCTTCATTTGACCTATTAATTAAAACATTGAATAGAAAAGGACCATTATAATATTTTTCTTCAGCTGCTTCACCGTAAATATTAACTTTTGTTTCTTCTAATTGAAACTGATAGATAGCAGCTTGTTGAGTTATAATGTTACCCATTACTTCTCTATTTAAGTGCCTCATAAGGGACCAGTCCCTTTGTCTTGTAAACATTGCCATATTATGCTATATAAATTGTGTAAGGCACTTGCTGTAACTCAATCATCTTAGATTCAGCCTCAGATGCTCTTCTATTTAATAATGCTTGTCTTGATGTTTCATCAAGGTATGTTCTTAATCTTTCTATTAATGCTGCTTTTTCTGCTGTTGCTGCTGATATTAAATCACCTTGATTTAAATTAACTTCAGCATTTGGTATTGGAATACTACTATATTTTCCTCTTACATACCCTAACATTTCTTTTGCTAAAGCTAGTGTGTATTCAAATATCCATTGTCTACCTACTGAATTGATAAATTCATATGTAGGATTTTCAAATGGTGCATTTGATACATTTGTAACTTTAGTTGGAGTTTGTTTAACTGAACTATTTATTCTTTCATCTCTTAAAATATAATCAAACCATAAAGTTCCTCCACCACAAATAGCTGTTATATCTTGTTCTCTTAAAGTAAATACTAAATCTCCAGATGCATTACTAATATCATTACTAGAACCATCTATAGTAGCTGCTGATATTGTAATTACATCACCAGCTGTGTATCCACTACCTGATGATTTTACTTTAAATTCATATGTAGTATTTGTTCCTTGACTTCCTATAATAACACCTTGTGCATCTTTACCTTCACCAGTTCCTCCAGTTATATCAATTAAAGATGAAGTTAAATCACTTGCAAATGTTATTGAAGGTGGATTTGATGCTGATAAAGCATTATTCAATAGTAAAGATGAACCTGAATGGAATGTCCCATCAAAATTAGGTATAGGGAATATTCTTAATTTATCATCTTGTACTCTAAATGAATAGTTAGACATTCTAACCATTTCATTCATTTCTATTTGTTGTATTACTTGTAAATCATAATTTAATGGAGCCATTAAATACCCCATTCCTTGACCAAATCCTCCAAATCCAACAATACCTGCTGCTACAGCACCTCCAAATCCAAATCCATTATAAGGATCTAAATATCTTGCTGATGCTGGGAATTTTGGTTCATAATATACTTTTTTTACTTCTATACCATTTTCGTATTCAGATCCTGTTAATCCACTTCCTGTCATAAAAGTTTGGAAATCATAATCTTGAATACTAGAAGTTAATTGAAATGAACCTGAGTAATATGGTACATTTCCTCCACTACCTGCTTCTTCACCATATTGTTCAGTTAATCTAACAATTGGTTCAAAACTTGGTGTTATTAATGCCTGGTTTAAAGATGACCCTGTTGTAATTCCTTCAAGTGATAATTGATTATCACGTATTTTATATGCATATAATTCATTTCCATATGTAGTTACTGCTTCTTCAAATGCCGTAAAAAATGAACTTGATTGTAGTTCAACATCTACTAAAGGATAACCTAACCTTGAAGCACAAAATTTTGTGACTTTTATAGCATCGATTTGAAATGTAGTATCGGTATTATAGAATCCAAATGGTACGGATTTTTCGTTCCAAATTGGACAACCATCATAAATTGGTACATTCATAGTTGAGTATTTTATTATAAATATTGAAAAAAAAAGCCCGAACGTGAGTTCGGGCTAATTTTTACTAACTAAGAGTTATCTCTGATTATAGAGTGTTTAATCCTGAGATGTTGATAGTACCGTAAAATTCTGGTCTTACCATTTTCTTAGCATATCTAGTTAACAATCCTTTTCTTGGTGTGAAAGTATTTGGATCGTATACTAGTGGAGTCATGATTAACGGAATGTACGGAGCAAATACAGCACCACTTTCCAAGAACTGAGAACCTCTAAATCCTAATAAGATTTTGTTTTCAGTCATGTAAGGGTTTTTGTATACTTTGTAACGTCCATTAATTGAACCTACTTTTTGTACACCAAACGCGTAGCTTGCTTTAGCAGCATCGCCATCTGAATCAGCAGCAAATCCTGGAATACTTTCTAAGATTGTACCTACAGTTGGAGAACATACTAAGAAGTTAGCACCACCTCTAAGAGTTTTCTGGTGGATGATGTTACTTAGTTTTTGGATTTTAGTTCCTAAAGTTTGGAACCATTGTCCTTGAGAATTATAGAATCCTAAGTCAGTAACAACAGCATTACCGTTAGCAGCTGTTGAAATTGCAGTATTGTTAACTGCTGACCAGTTTTCAGTTCCAGCTCCTGCTCCTTCGATCAACATAGAAAGAATTTCTAGGTCAATTTCTAATGAGATATACTCACTAAGGATAGAAGTTAATTCTGCTTCAGCATCTAATGCATGGTATGCATTTAAATCCTGTGCGAATTCTGGAGTCCAAACTGCTTTAAGTTTTCTAGTTTTAGCAACGATTGCAGATGATTTCATCTGAATGTTGATTTCTGGAATAACTTGTGGAGGGCAGCATCCGCTGTTTCCGTTTGAACCTGAATCATTCCAAGTGTTTGGTACGCTGTTTCCAGCTTCAAAGTCACCTCTGTATTGATCAGTAGGTTGTACTTGGAATACAATTGATTGTGCAGTTGCAGCATTACCTGTAGCTCCAGCCCAATCAGCGGCTAGTGCAAGGAAATGTACATTAGTATCATCTACTGTAGTAAATGCTGATACTTGTTTACCTGCAGATCCTGTTTTAACTAATTCAGAAGGAATTCTTGATGCAGCTGAACCTGAGTATAATTGGAATCCTTTAACACCTTCGAAATCAGCCATTCCTAAACCTGTTTTAGCAAATGAGAATTTCTTATAGTCTCCGAATGATGCTGAGTAATCAGAATCATAGTTAAAGTCAGACCATTTAGCTGTTGCTACTGCAGCAACGTTTACTTGTGAAGAAGTATTTTGGATAGAATATCCAAATCTACCTGCTCCATAAAGACCACCTTCGTTAGTGTTTCCGAATGGTGCATTTCCACCTTCGTTACCGTATAATGAATCACCGGCAGCGAATGGAGTTTTGTCATTTCCGTATTGGAAATCTAGGTAAAATACTAGACCAGAAGGTAAGTTCATTGGCTGAACGCTAACAAATTCTTTTGCTGCGATTTGACCAAATACTTTTCTTACTAATGGTAAAGCAACTCCAGCCCATTGACCACCGATGTTAACAGCAGTTTGGCTTGAGAATGTACCTGAAGACGCAGTACCTCCTCCTGTTTGAGAAGATTCTACTACAAGTTGTTTAGCTTGGTTTTCTAAAATGATTCCCATGTTGTTTTTGTGGGCACCATTTAAACCTTCTAAAAGACCTGTTTTTTCCCACTTACCAGCTAATTTAGCTGCATCAGACTGTAGAGACTGATATGGGTTAGCGCTTTCTAAAAGAGTATTTAAGCTCATAATAAATAGTTTAAATTGTTAATAATAATTTTTAAATTAATCCCGCTAGCTTACGCATACGGTTGTAAACGTCATTTGACTCAATGATTGGTTGCTTTGTTGACGTCGCTTTTGGTTCTAAACCACTAGCTTTCGATGCAGATCCTAAGTTTCTTGATTCATTTACTGGAGATTTATCTAGTAAACCTTCTGATAATGTTTCAAAAATTGTTTTTGCTGCTTGTACATCCTTCGCTTTGTCAAACGCTTTTAATACCTTAACTTTTTTACTTTCAGTTAAGTTTTTTGCCTTGAAAATTTTGTTAGTGTAAAGTAATTTAGCATTTAAAAGGTTAACTTCATTCAATTCAACTTTAAGCGCTTGAATTTCATCCATTGCTTCTTTGAATCTCATTTTTTCAGTTTCTTTTTCGATTTTAGAGTCATCTTTGTCTCCATCCTCGTTTCCGACACCTTTTTCACCTTTTACACGAGATGCTTCATCGATCTCGTCTTTTGCTTCATCAACTTTTTCACTTTCATCCATTTCTTCTTTTTTGGCTTCGTCGATTTCTACATCTACGCTTAAGTCGTCTACAACATCAATGTCTTCAACGTCTTCAACTTCAACTTCGTCTTCTACGAATTCGTCACCTGGCTCAATTTCGCCATCAGCGACCATGTCTTTAATGACATCCTCGATAAATCCTTTAAGGTCGTCTTCTGACATATCTTCGAGGTCGATTTCCTCGTCTTCCATGTCTTCTTTTTCGTCCTTCATTCCATCTTTGTAGCCTTCTTCTTCAGCATCGGTACGAGCATCTTCTTTGACTTCGTCTTTGTCTTTCATTTCTTCTTTGACATCGTCTTTGTCTTTCATTTCCTCGTCGATTTCTTCTTTTTTAGCTTCATCGATTTCATCTTTGGATTCTTCAAGTTCAGCTAATAGTTCATCAAGATCGATTTCTTCATCCATTTCCTCTTTTTCTTCTTGCACTGTAGATTGACCTACTTTTTTCGGCGCAAGATCTTTTAAAGAGTCACCGGCTGGAGAGTTCTTTCTTTCGAAACTAGGAGCATCCATTTCTTCAACTTTGTCTTCTTTTTCTTCTTTTACTTCATCATCTTTGTCCATTTCTTCTAACTTTGCAGCTAGCATAGATTTTAGATGTGGAGTGAAAGCTTCTTCAAGAGCAAGTTTGGCGTTTGCGATTGCTGTTTCCTTTACGGACTTCGCATCGGCAATTGCCTCTTTTAGCAAATCTCTGTTTGTTGCCATAATCCCAAAATTTAGTTTGTGAAATACGTCTATTCATGAGACGTAATAGAAAATTATTAATAGTCTAACATCATATAAAGATAATCATGATGTATTACGGTTATACGTATATGAAAATATCTTAAGATTACACTATAGGACAAGAGCCTTTTGAGCAAAGGATCTCAGTAACAATTTGGTTAACTTTTGTGTAATCATAATTAACCATTTCTTTACCTTCTTTAATAGTATGCATATAGGAACCTGGGTTTGATGGTGTTGAGACAAAATCCCAACATAGTAATTCAAAGTCATCTTGTACTTCCATTACCCCACCTCTATCTTGTAATGAACCCATTCCTCTTGATGATACACCTACTGTAACACCATGTCCTATTAGTTCTCTAAGTATATTTCCTGAGGGAGTAGGTAAAATCTCTATTTTACCCATTACGTTATCTCCATCCCACCAAAATTCTGATATTAGGTGAGATACATTTTTTAAATTTACTACTGATGATTCAGGGTGATCTAGCTCTCCCATTGATCGTCTTTGATCAACAAGTTCAGCATATTTATTCATTTCTCTTTCCCATAAATCTTTAGAATAGTAACGACCATTACCGTTTTTAACTTCAGCAGTTGCTAAAACACCCTCAACTAATAAATTACCATTTTCGGTAACATTTTCAGTTAGCTGTTGGGGTGAGGCCTTAAACTCGTGAGTTTCTATTAGTAATGTCTTCATATAATAACTTGATTAATCTTTGTAGTTGCCTACGTATTTAGCGTTTATTGCACCTGCAATTTTTTCAGCATCTTCTCTTGATTTACCTTGATCCATGATATCATCTACTACACTATCAAATGATTCCTCTACTTCTTCAGTTTCGTCTACCATTTCTTTTTTAGCATATTTTTTACCACAAGATTTTTCGTAAATCTTTTCCATTTTAGATTTTTTCTTTTCTAGTTCTTTAATTTCTTTCTGCATTTGCTTCATCTTAGCTTTATCAATTAATTCTTTAAGATTTTCATCTTCATTAATTGAATTTACTCTATCTACTTTTTCAGCAATATGATCATGTAAGAAATCTAACTGTGCCTCTAATTTTACTGCTTCAGCTTCTTTACCTATTTCAGCTAATTTAGAATCAATTGATTCTTTTTTAACTTTCTTTTTACCAGCTTTTTTATCTTTAAGAGCTTTTTCCATTGGTTCTTTAGTATCACCATCTCCATCTACATCTGGGTAATCAGGTCTTTTGTCTTCATCCATACCTGCTTTTTCTTGAGATGATTCTATAGCTTTTTCTCTTGCTTCATCAAATTTATCTTCACTCATTGGAAGATCTTCTTCTTTATTTAATTCATTTACAAAATTATCTAATGAATTTGGAGTTTCAACTAATCCTTCTTCAGCTAACATTTTATTAATAACTTCACCTGATATTGAAGCAAAGCTACTTTTGTTACCATTACTAACACCCATAAAGTGTTCTTTAAGAATATTTTTAATTTTTGATGTAGCTGATTCTTTAACTACTTCCATTTGATTATCAGCCGATGGTTGTTCTTGATATCCTAATCCTTCAACACCAAATTGTCCTTCTTTAACATAATGTAAAGCATCTTTAGCTAAGTTTTTAATTACTTTTGCTTGTGCTTCTTCTAAGCTAATACTTGGATCATTTTTTACTTCACAATATACACCTACTTGTAATTCTTGTGCGTTAACATTATTAATATTATCTACTTTAGGAGAATAATCATAATTATGTGAAGCAATATTTTCTACACCATCAGAAACTTTATATGAACCTGCTAATTTGTTGTCCATAGAAAATTTATAATTAGGATCTGCTGATACTTTTTCATCTTGTTCCTTAGTATTAACTTTCATGTCGTTATTAACTATAGGATTAAGTGATTTTTCACCTGCTTCATTAATATAATTAAAATATTTAGCTTCCCATCCTTCTTTAGGGGTTGCCTCGATTTTGTTGATTGGTTTTAAATCAACATAATTTTCTGTAATTAACTTATCTGTTAACTCCTTGTGTAGTTGTTCAGCTGTTTTTTTCATTGTTTTTATTTTTCTAATAATGTTTTAATATCTTTAATATAATCTTTAATTAAATCTGTTCCATAAACGACAGAATAACTTTTAGGTTCATCTTGTCTATAATATTTAACCGTATCTATTTTTGCCTGTCTTAAGGGTTTAATTAGAGATTTTAATTCATCTTCAATTTCCCCAAAAGCATCAATACGGCCTTGTTGGAATTTTTCTAATTTAGCTTCTTCTTCTTTAACTAGTCTATCCTTCATGTTATAAATATTATTATTCTCCCCAAAGTTTACGAACTGGTAAAGTTGATGGAGGTTGTACATAAGTACCGTCTTTATTTTTCTTAACTAGTTTATATTTAAATTGTTTTACATATGCATTATCTGCTACCCCATTTTCACCTGCTTTAGGTCCAGGGCCTAAACTCGCACCCACACCTTCATTAACAGAATAATCCATATAATTGACTAAACCTGAAGGTTTATTCATTTTAACTCCTTTTTTCTTTTTACCTTTTTTTAATTTTTTTCTTACAAAAGCATATGGTGTATTATAAGCACCAGCTGCACCTGACATTGACGCTTCATCTACTTCTCCTTCTTCATGATGGCCCTCACCAATCCTAGTCATTCTTTTATATTCGTCTGGGTATTCGTTTCTAAGATGTGTTCTTACTTTATTTCTTAATTTACGAGCTTCATCATAAATTTCTCTAAATTTTTTATCATCTTTAGTTTTAACATAAACTCTTTTAGCTACATCAACTAACTGATCCATTTCATCATATAACTTATCAAATCCAGGTAATTGTGTAATTTTCCAAGAAACAGCACCTGTTTCCTTATCTATATTAGTAATAGTAGATTTGGATTGACCATCTGTAGCATAAGTAACTTGACCTACTTGGAATCCTTCTCCATCTTTACGTTCAAGTTCTTTTGCTGCTGCTTCAGGTGAAGCAGTTTTGGACATTTCACTAAGTTTATATTTGTACGCCATTTGCTACTTGTATTTCTTTTACTAGTTCGTAATATTGTAACAAATCAACCAAATTATCATTATCTACTTTATCAGTTTTATTTAATTCAGTCAATAATTTAGCTACTTCTGTAATTTTGATTTGAGTAGCTTTATCTTTTATTGATTCTGCTATAGTTTCTAAAGTTGATTTTAAAGTATTTACTTTATCATTATAAAAATTTCTTAATGAAGGTGTAGAATCAACAGAATAAATAAATTCTTTAAGTATTTCTTTTTGTTCTATACTCAAACCATCATACTTATCATTAAATTTCTCTAATAATATTTTATAAGTTAAAGTTCTTAAATCTTTATCGTAAGATGTAAATTCTTGAATTAATTTTTCTTTTGGTGCTTTAACTACTTTAGTTTTAGTTAAAAATTCTAATATAGTAACTTTATTATTATTAATTTGATCTATATTAGTAACTTCTTTATAGTTATAGCTTTCTATCAAAGTATAAATAGAAGCTATTTCTTTATAATTTTTTACTTTAGACCCAAAAAAGGATTCTAAGTTGTAATGTTTTTTAATTTCATTAATTAGATTATACTTTTGTTTTCTAAGTACAGATCTATTAAACTTTTTAGAACTTTCTAAAATAGTAGATATTAAAGAATTAGCTTTTCCTTCTGAAATTACCTTTGATTTCAATATAGATTCATACAATTTATACTCACGTCCTAATTCTGTTTTTACAAAATATTCTTTAAGTATATCAATTGCAGGAGAATCTCCCCCTTTTAAAGTATCCGCGGTAATCTGTCTTACTAGTAATTCGAATAATATACCAGTATTTTTAAATTTTGAATGTTTTATTTTCATCAAAAATATATTTATTTATAAATATTAGCTTTTTAGTTGAGATTCATCAAGTAATGACGATGTGTTTTCATCTTCCTCAAATATTAATTTTTTCTTGTTAAGAGATTTAAAAATGTCCTTGTTTTTTAAATAAGTTACATGGGCACTTTCTGATTCACTTAAACTTGGTCTTCCATCACCATCATTTTTATCTGTATCTTTCATACGTTTTACGCCTAATGGATCTTTACCAAAATTATTTTCTTGTTTACCTCTTGTAGTCATTGAATCAATTGGTCTTCCTTTTTTAGGATCATCTTTAGCATATCCATCAGGTACATTTGCTGGATCTGATTGTGTTCTACCCATACCATATAATGAAGCTAAATCATGAGGTGTACCATATGATTTACCAGTTGCAACTGGGTCATTACCTTCTGCTTTTATTTGATCTAATCTAAATTGACGTTTAGCATCTTCTCTAGCTAAATCTCTATACTCA